TGAATCCCGGATACTCACCCGGAGCGGAACGACCACGACGCATGACCAGACGCCTGGCATCACGCATGTGAACCTGACCAATCTGAATGAAGGCGCGGCGCATTTTGGCCCGGTTAAAAACGAGGTCCTTGGGCTGCTGAAAATCAACGTGCAGAAGCGGCTTAGCCATACATATCTCCGTCGCTGTTCACAGCCCTCAATTCCTCGCACTCCAGCAACAGGTAACGACCGGCTGAGTTGAGGTCGCGCAGGCGCTTAACGCGATATACATAACCGCCGTAAACCACCTCGAAATCTGAAGTGATGCCCCGTAGATAACGGATGGTCATGTAGTGGGTTATGGTGTCGTCAGCCTGAACGGATTCATGATAGGTGGTAGCACCTACCTGCCGGACCTTCGCCCAGACGTCCTTTTCATTCTGATAGACCGAGTCAGTGCCACCATCATCTGCTGGCTGGTCGATGCGCTGGCGCAGGTGGATGCGCTTATTCAGTTCACCGGGATCGGGCAGCGTGAATACTGCACTGGTATTTGATGAGCGTCGCTGCATGTTAATACCCCGATACTGGCAGACGCCGTGAGTAGAGCAGGAACTCAAACGCCTGCGGCGTCTCAGTCATTTCCAGTTCTGACACTGAACTGCGATGCTCATACCAGTGACTGACCAGCATCAGGAGTGCAAGCCTGATATCCTCGGTGACTACCATGCCGTCCGTATCAAGCGGTGCAATATCTGCCACCGTTTTATAAAGATTGCGATTGAGGTAAGTCACCGCCTTTGCCTCAGCTGCCAGTGCAAAAAGCTCAAGCAGCCGATCTTCATCCGTGAAGTCGCTCTCAAGACGACACTGCTGTTTAATTTCTTCGAGCGTCAGCAGCATAATTTTCAGCCTTTTTTGTTCTTACCTTTTGCTGGCTCTGGCTCTGGCTCTGGCTCTGGCTCTGGCTCTGGCTCTGGCTCTGGCTCTGGCTCTGGCTCTGGCTCTGGCTCTGGCTCTGGCTCTGGCTCTGGCTCTGGCTCTGGCTCTGGCTCTGGCAGAGCAGCAGTACTGTCTTCAACCAGCTCTGCATAGCCTTTTTTAATCAACTCGCGACCATGCTGCTCGTCGGTCTCGATGGTGTTGCCTTCAGAAACGACAGTGCCGCCGAAATAATTCGGTTTAATCAAAAGCAGTTTCATATGTAACTCCCGGAAAAGCGGCCCGGAGGCCGCCGTTGCTCTTACGCAGCTGCAGCAGGTGCGGTGAATGAACCGTAAACGAACGCTTCAGGACGCTTAACGGCCAGCGCCAGACGCTCTTCACAACGAATTGAGATCATGTTTTTCTCAAAGTCGTCGGCGTTTTCAGTGGAGATAACCACGTTGGCATCTTCGCGATCGAAAATCTGCGCACCGGCATTAAATGCGCCGGTCATGAATTTACCCTGGAACGCAGCCGCTTCGGTCGCGACTACCGGCAGCCCCCATAACGTAGGACCGGCCAGCCCGGCCGGGTTCGCCAGAATGTAGCGGCCTAATGAGTCTTTGGTCAGCTCGATCTTCGCCCAGTCCATGAAATGCAGTACATGGCCGGACGCCGGGAAGCGAGCCAGCTGTGCCTGCAGCATAGCCAGTCGCAGGTCGTCGATACCGGTCTGATTCGCCACACTGAAAGCGGGAGCATATGCAGATGCCTGCGGCACGATGCCATTCAGGTGCGTGCCAGTGCCGTCACCGAACAGAATCTCCTGCTCTTCAACGTACTTAAGGCCATAACGCAGCTCAGCATCAATCGTCGATTGCAGCTGTGGCATATCATCCAGAATCTGCTTTGCGGCTTTGAAGAGGTGCGCGATTGTACGGACTGGCGTGATTTTTTCCGCAAAGGTGATACCGCTATACGGTTTGGTGGTGTTCTCAGCGACCGTCGCTGCATTATTGGTAAAGCCGGTCTGCTGAACCCAGTAGATGGTATTGGATTCAGTACGCCCCGGCGCAATCAGGTCGCGGATAAACAGGCGCTGTTTAGGCTGCTGATCGATGCCCGGCAGGCGGTCTGGCGCTACGATCTGACCCGGCACGTTAATGGACAGCAGCGCAGCCTTAACCGGAATGCTAAGGCGCTTGTTACCTTCGATACTCGCCGAAAAAGCTTTCAGCGCTTCAGAAGAAATAACCTGGCTACCCACGGTTTCGATAACGCCTTTAGCACTTGCCAGCGGCATCTGTGCAACATGCTGCTCCAGATCACCCAGCGCTGCCTTCAGCGTTTTTTCTGCTTCACGCATGGCGTTAAGCTCACTCGCCATTTTATCAACTGCCGCTTTGGTCTCAGTTGACAGCGAACCAGATTTTTTCGCCTCAGCCAACGCTTCCTCTGCCTTAGCATTAAACTTGCCGCTGGCTTCATTGATGCTGGCAGTAACCTGCTTCAGTACTTCATTTACTTCAGACATTGTTGATCCTTATTTGCCGAACGCGGCCAGCGCGTTTTTAAGTTGTGCAATATTTTCGGGGTTGATTTCGTCGGTAGCGCCCGGCATACCTTCAGGGGTAGCAGCAGCGCCTGGCTTGCCGCCGGTTAATGCTTTAAGAAGTTTTCGACGCTCGGAGCGTGGCGCGTCCGTTTTTGCCAGCATCGCGTCCAGCTTGCGCAGCGCAGCTGCAGGGCTGTCGTCGCCATCAGCAATTTCATCTGCCGCCAGCAGGCGATCTGCAAAACCTTTTTCAACCGCATCACTGCCGCCGATGTAGGTTTCTGCATCCATCATCGCGTCGATGGTGGCCGCATCCAGGCCGGTTCGTGCGCCATAGATATCGTTCATCGCCTTATCAAAAGGCATCATGTCCGCCGCAATCTGCTGCAGGTCGTGACGGTTGCCCATCGCGTACACCCAGCAGTTATGGATCATCAGAAAGGCACCGCGACCAATCTGCACCTCATCACCGGCCATCGCGATAATCGACGCAGCAGAAGCAGCGAGGCCCAGCACCTTGACTGTAACTTTCCCTTCGTACTCGCGAAGCAGGTTATAAATCGCCAGGCCTTCAAACATATCGCCGCCCGGCGAATTGATATTCACGGTCACATCAGCACCGCCGATTGAGCGGAGCGCGGCCGCGATACGGCTGGCGGTAACGCCGTCGCCGTACCAGTCAGCACCAATGACGTCGAATACTGAAATACTGTTGTCATCACTCTTTGCGGCTTTAATACCGCCGTTCCAGCGCTCCATTGCAGAGGACGGCAGATCGCGATTTTCGCGCGCAAAAGGCCGCCCCTCCGGCGCTGCCGGAAGACTTTTTACTGTCATTGGGGTTGCTCCTAAGCCGCCTGTTTAAGCGGTGATTGTTCGAAAGGAATATCAGGAAAAACGGCATTGTGAACTTCTCGCAATAGCGTAGCCCTTGCGGCGGTACTGTTTTTGCGTAAGTCCTCAAGCGGTGTCAGGTTAAGCTGAACGGTGTAGATATCACCGCCTTCAATTGGCGGCAGGTTTTCCAGTCGGCGCACGTCATTGCGTGACATCCATCCGTTCTGTAAGGCGGTAGTGTAATAGGCTGATCGTCCTGCGCTGTCGGCGCGCAGCAGCCCCTCAACGGAGAACTCAGCGAATAAATCTTCATCGCCGTTAAGCAGGCAGCGTGAAATCTCCTGCTCAATGTTCACAAGCATCGGGCGTAACGTATTCGTCAGAAACAGCAGGTTCATGCCTTCAACGCTCGACGCCCAGCTGCTCTGCTTGTCAACGTGACCAACCATAAACGGCGGCACGCGGAACCAGCGGCAGATTTCCTCAATACTGAATGATCGCGACTCAAGCATCTGAGCATCTTCAGGGTTGAGGGTAATGCCCTGATAGGACATATCACCCTCAAGCACCATCACCTTGCCTGCGTTTTTTGAACCAACGAACCGGTTAAGGTTTTCGCGATTTTTCTGGCGCTGCTCTTTGGTCAGCAGGTTCTTTGACAGAAAGAAGCCTGACGTCTGAATACCGTTTTCAAAAATTTTTGCGGCTGACTCTTCGACCGCCATCGCTGCGCCAAACACGTCACGCCCGGTGCGCATCGGCATCATTCCGCATACGCCATCCAGACCAAATCCCCGGATGTGCATCATGTTTTTAACCGGGATGATGCGCGGCACGCCCTTCTCAGTGTAGGTATACTGCAGCTCGCCGCTGTCGAGCCGCTCAACCTTCATACACTGCGGAAGTAGCGGCACCAGAGAAACCAGCTTGGTGCCGATCATCTTTTTCTCAACGTAGGCATTACCCCGCAGGCAGATGCTAGCAACCACCATCAGCATGAAGCGCGACGGCGTCATTTCGCTGTTCGGACGGCGGCACAGTAACTGATAGGCCGGATGATTAAGCGCCAGCTTGCGGGAACCGTCAGCTGCTCGCTCGTATACCTTCATCGGCAGGGTTGAAACTGACTCACTCAGCAGACGCACACAGGCCCAGACTGAGGCCAGCGCCAGCGCTTTCTCTGCCGTTACGACCTTTCCGCTGCTGCTTGTGCCGTACCACTCCTGCCAGAATGCAGCATCATTTAGTCCAATCGACTCACCAAGCCAGTTAACAATCGCGCTCTTGATGCGACCCGGCTGTTTTTTTTCCTTCATCAGATACCTACCATGATCGGGTCATCAAAAAAGTCATCAGGATCGCCGCTGTCCACCAGCACCGCGTCCTCTGCTGCGCCGATTGCCATAGCAGAAGCCACCACGCCATCGATACGGCCGGTGCTTTTCTTTTTGGCAAATATGCGGTTGTCCTTCTGGTCAGCCTCAAGCACCGCAGAGGCTGCATTCCAGCGCAGACAGGGATTAGGCCGGATGATGAGCACCCGGTTATTCAGGTGCTCCTCAAACAGCTCAATAGAGCGCGGCATCCACAACCCGGACTCCTGCGCCTTGTAAAAGCCCTGACCATGCGGAACAAGGTCAACACTCACAGACTCGCTTTCCAGCTCTGGCTCCAGATACTTGATGCGATACTGGTCAAACGCGATGCACTTAATATCGTATCTGGCCGCCAGCTCACCGATACGCACCGCCACAAAACCGTAGTTAACCGCCTTACCAGGCGGCGCGTGAATAAAGCCATTACGCAGCCAGGCGTCATAGGGAACGTGGTCAGTTTTGGCACGCTCCAGCAGAGAATCTTTCGGCGTCCAGAACTCAACTAAAAGCTTTTTGGATTTCGGAAAGTAAAGCGACAGCGCTGTCAGGTCGCGTGAACCGGACAGGTCAAGACCGCCATAGCACTCTTCACCCGCTAAATCCTCCGGATCAAAGTCCTGTTCGCAGTTCATCCATGTGTCGCTGTCAATCCACGGATCGGAAGCTTCCACCCACTGGCAAAAGTTCAGGCGGCGGACGATGCTTTCTTTTGATGGCATGCCGCGCGCCTGCGTCACCTGCTCCCGCAGGTATTTATCCGTGAAGGTCTGACCCAGCGACGGGTTAGCTTTACCCCAGCATCCTTCATCTTTAAACGGGTCGTCGCCCTCATCCAGCGAACAGATGAAGCTGAAAAAGCTGTCATCGACCAAATCACCGGCTGCCACCTTGCGACCGTATTCATGATATTCGAAACAGACACTGGTTTTATCGTGGCCGCTGTTGGTGATGAGAAACATCAGCGCCTGACGGCGGCCCTTTGTACCGGCGCGCATCATCTCAACAACGGCGTTTGTTTTGTGCTCATGCACTTCGTCAATCAGTGCGCCATGCGGGCGCGGGCCTGACTGACCATCATCAGAACTGATCGGCTTAAAGAAAGAGCCTGTCTGCAGGTACGCAAGGTTCCACACATTAAGTCCGGTGCCGGATTTGGTGATGCGCTGTGCCAGCGCGGGCGACTGATCGACCATCGTTACCGCATCGCGGAATAGGATCATCGCCTGGTCTTTCTTCGTGGCCGCCGCGTAAACTTCGGCGCGGGGCTCTTTGTCTGCCATCAGCAGGTAAAGACCAACTCCGCCCGCCAGTGGCGATTTACCCGAGCCTTTACCGGACTCGATATAGCTCATGCGAAAGCGGCGCGTGCCGTCTTCCGCTTTCCAGCCGAACAGGGAGCCAACAATGAAACACTGCCACGGCAGCAGGATGAAAGGTTTCCCCTCATGCTCACCGCCATTCAGCTTCAGAACCTGAGCAAAGAAGTTAACAACGCGCGTTACAGCTTCAACATCCCAGAACAGGCCGCGCTTCGGACCCTCTTCCAGATCGCGAAGGTGACGGGCGCATGCCGCGCGGATGTCTGGTCCGGCAATAACCGCACCGCTGGTAACGTCCATTGCATATTGCGTCGCCGGGTCAACCGAAGAACTGGTTGAGCGGGTCTTCTTCTTTTTCTCCACCATTCACGTTCACCTTTGACCGGGCAGCCGGTGTCAGGCCGAACTCTACCAGGTAGCTTTTAAACCGCCGGTCTGCATCAGCCAGCATTGAAACAGCCGGGTTGGCCTTTATCAGAAATCCACCCTCGGTCTGGACCGTATAAGTTCTGCCTTCATCAGCAATCGTGATCCGCAGCTGAAGAATGTCGGCATAAATATCGCAGAGCCTTTCCAGTGCCAGGACATCGGCAACGGTCAGCACGCCCATTCCATCAAGCAGAACTGTCAGTTTTCCCCACGCAACCTTTCCCCAATCAGTGAGGTGTGACGGCGGGCTAGGGATTTCTCTCGCAGGCGCAGGCTCTTTGTCGTTGAGTTTTCGCTTGCCCGGATTGCCGGTAACGACCTTAAGATGGGTCGGTTTTGGTCGTCTTCCGGCCATAAAAACCTCCCAGAAAAAAACTTTTCATTTCGCGGTTGTGC